GGTTAATCTTCCTTTCTGATGCAGCGATTGGACGCCTTCTTGTATACGTCTTCGTACATTTCTTGTTTGTCGCCGTTGTAGGTATATTCAGTGTAAATGCCATCGCCGCTGATAGTAGTCGACAGCAGTGCCTTGTAGTTCTGCAGCGTTTTGCACGCCCAAACCACAAACACATTCTCAAGCGTAATTTGCTCTTTGCTATTATGGTTGTACCATTCAACTAATTTGTTTTTGCATACGGATTCAAAGTGCGCCATGCCAGTAATAATCATCTAAACGCCCTCCAATCATTTGCCAACATATCGGACTGACTAGCAAGCCAGCCAATTTGTACGCCTCTTGTTCCAACGAATGCCAGCGCCTGGTTGCCAATATCCTGGTGCTCTACATTAATAATCTCACCAGCAGCATTTTTATAACTCAAACATGTTGCCAGCTCTACATATTGCTCCTTGCCGTTCCAACCTTTTCTTTGGATTTTGTAGCCATCTTTTACAAGCAGAATGGCCGCCCCGAAGCTGATATCGTTAGCTTCCGCTATTACCTTACGCATTGTCTTTATTCCTCCTTTGTCACCTTAAACATTTTTGTTTCAATGGCCTTGTTGCCAAGCTGCACGAGCAACAGCGCCACCATGCCAAGCGTGAACGCCTCGTAATTGCCCCAGGTTCTGGCGAACGCTGCCAGTCAAATCGATACGCCGCACCAAACGATAAAGCTTACAACAGCACATACCCTGCCAACGCTGTAGGCGTTATCGTCTTTTTTTATCATGTTCAAAAACTTACGCATTTTCATCACCTCGATTCTTTGGCGGATAGTTCTGCAATTCATTTAACTGCTGCATCAGATTGTCTATCACGCCATTGTCTCCAAGAGCTTCGTAGCTTTTGTAACAAGCGTCAATACTCTCTTTGGCATAAATGGGAACCCACCCTTTTTCACAGACATAATGATTGTACGCCTGAATAATACGATCACGAAGTAAGGCTTGAACGCCAGCTCTCAAAGCGTCGTTTTCTTTCTTCTTGGTGCGATACAAGGCGAAAATATAAGAAATAACAGCGCCAGCAATAATATTTATTACAGTCTGCATAGTTGATTCAATCATGGAACACCTCATCTTCATTGATTTTAAAATAAAGCTCCTATACTATTTTTAATTAAGGAGTGATATTTGTGAAAAACCTAAAACTACCTAACGGCTTTGGCTCTATATCTTACTATGGAGACCATCGTCGCAGACCATACGTTGTCAAAAAATACATAGACGGTAAGCAGAAACCGATAGGATATTTTGCTACATATGAGGATGCCCTCGCATATTTGGTTGCTTACAACAAAAATCCATCTTTATTCAATCCTTCTGAAATTACATTCACAGAAATTTTTAAGCTGTGGTCAGCAGAGCACTTTCCCAAAATAGCGAAAACCACGGCAGCCAACTACACTGCCGCTTACAAGCACTGTGAACCACTCTACGGCAAGAAGTTTATCAGTTTAAAGATAAGCGACCTGCAAGCAGTAATCCGTGCCATGAGCCGTGCAAAAATAGGTTACGCCAGCCAAAAGAAATGTAGGCAGCTACTACACAACCTATATACCTACGCCGTAAAGTATGAGATTATCTCAGCCAGTGCGGACATAAGCAAATACATTGACATAGATAAAAAGAAGATTGTCTATCCGAAGTCACCATTTAATACAAGACAGCTCAACAGAGTAAAACGCCTTGCTGAAAGCTCAGAACCTCTCTCACGTTGGGCAAAAGTTGTTGTGATGATGATTTATAGCGGCGTGCGTCCGTCTGAGATGCTGGCGGTAAAGAAGTGTGATGTTAAGTTAAAACAGCGATACTTCATTGTCCGTGAATCAAAAACAGAAGCTGGCGAAAATCGCGCCGTACCCATCAGCCGTAAAGCTCTCCCCTACTTCCAGCAATGGATGCAGGATAATGGAAAAACTCTCATAACCGACGATACGGGAGAACAGATTTCTTACCACCGATTCCGCACACGCTTTGATAACGTCATGGCAGCCACGTCCTGCCACCATACGCCCCACGAATGCCGTCACACATGTGCTACTCTTTTGGACAACGCAGGAGCTAATGACACAGCAGTCAAACGCATTTTAGGGCACGCCAGCCCCGGTGTTACCAAAGGAACATACACCCACAAGTCATTACACGAGCTAAAGAAGGCAATAGATTTAATATAATTTGTTGCTAACCTGTTGCTTATTCTTACATTGCTATATGCCTACATCACGCATTATAGCTACATCTTCGCTGTTGCTAACCTGTTGCTCCATGTATTTATGTTGGTAACATAGCTAAAAGCCGCATGGTTACAGGCTTTGTCCATAATTAGGCATCCAATGTAACAGCCTCAACCTCAGCAACAGTCGTCGCCTGCTCTAACTTGTCCTTAGCCTCGCGATAGGCTATATGTAAGGTGTTTGAGCGTCGAGCAACGGACGCGACAACAGCGCGTAAATCGTCAGCTGTTACCTTGATGTCGGCGTTATCTGCCGTAGTCCAGATGATTGATGCATTTGCTCCCAGCACATCAAGAGCAATGATAGCAGCGTTGATACGCTCCCTCGCCTTGTCATCATAATCATAACTGTTGCCGTTATAGGTAATAGGCTCAACCTCTTTGCTATCACGCTCAGTTTTAAGTCTTTGCACCTTATCCGCTTTAACCTCATCAAGCGTGCGTTCTGGAGCTGTCAGCATCGCGCCTTCAGGTAATGGCCCCAGTTCTTTCATCTCCCTTGCAGGTGCGCCGTATTTGTCCTCTGGCAGCCAATATTCTTGCTTACGGTGGTCTTCCAGCATATTCCAAGATTCATTATTCCAGACAGCCACACAGCCGTCTTTAGGCGTAGGTTTATCCCATGTTGCGTTGGCTGGCAGCAGGTAGATGTCTTTACCTACTCTCGCTGATTCTAATGGGTCAAGCTGTGCGTTGACCTCAGATTTATATTCTTTTGTTTTTTCGTCAAATAAATATGCTTGTTGCATGATTTAATCATCCTTTCTTAAAATGTGCAGCGGGGAGCTACCTTGATGCTGGCCTGCCGAATATTACTGGTAGTATTGGATATAGCAGAATGGGTGTATATGGTCCGGCGACATGTGAAGGTGCTTTTTCATCATATGTAACGCATTTGGCTGATGGCACGAGCTATCCATTTGTGTGGGGCGAGGCCCCAAATAATGAAGCTGAAACCGGTGGTGCCTTCGATGCATCAAAATCTAACAACATATACGGCGCATCATCCACCGTTCAGCCACCTGCCTGCACCATTAAAATGCTTATCAAATACTAATACTTTATGCAAAGTTTACAACTAAGAGCAGCGGGCTGAACGGTGGTTGCTTTACCATATGCAGAGTTGGAATTGGCGGCATTAAAGCTAATTCTGTCTTCTTTTCGTAGGATTTGTGATCCTTGTGCTGTGTTGGCATCATCGCCAAATTTTTCGGTGATGCTAAAAGCGCCAGCAACGTCATGAATCATTATTCCGTCATTCCATCCACGGATGCTTAAACTACCTGTAATATTCGGTAGCCCCGCTTCTCGATATTTCCCCGCTGCGGAACTACCCTCGAGGAAACGGTCAATCAAATTCGGCAGGGTGAAAGTTGTACTGCCGTCGCCAGCACCATAAGTTGTGCCGATTACATTAAACAGTTTTTTGTACGTTGTGCGGCTTACCTTTGAGCCGTCGCAGAGTAGGAATCCGCTCGGGATACTATTTCCGGCAAAGGCAAATATCATGCCGGTTAAATCACCGCCGACAAAAGCTTGAATCGCTTCCCGGTCCCTTGCAGGTGTCATGAATTTAGATGTATTGGTGCCGGCTTCCGCTTCAGCCTTACTAGCAAGGTTAGCAGTATGTACCGAGGCAGCACTGTTATGTTCTTCTGTTTTCTGTTGCACATAACTTTCCGTAGCAACAGTTCCGCCACGTGTCTGCAAATTCTCAAAGTAGCCGTTTTTCCAAAATTTCTCATTCGTTCCGATACCGCCTTCGCCGTTTCCACGCGGTACGATGTTTGGTGTTGTCATAATATCATCACTCCTTTATTTATAATGCAATAGGGATAATTTCACCATTTATCGCTTCCCACACACTAGATGTTCGTGGTAATATCAATGGCATTAAATCCCCTTTTTCGTCATACTCAAATGTCTCTGCTGCTACGCTTGTTGTGATTGCCCAACAATCCGCAGAAGATTGAGGAGGGGTATTTGCATTAGCTTTTATGCAACGATATGTGCTGCCGTCGCTAGTCATAACTACATCTGGTGGTTTATACTCTGTAACGCTATCCCAAACAGTCACATTTGATACATAGCCAGCTGCCTTATCAGCCATTCTTGCAGCGTCAGTCGCACTGTTTTGAGAAAGCTCTGCGCTATCTGCTGCGTTAGCTGCACTAACATTTGCGTTAGTTGCAGCAGTTGTAGCAGCAGTCATTGCCCTTTCTGCTTCATCTCTTGCTCCTTTGCTTGCTTCAAGTACTGCTTGGTTTTCAGCAAGGACTGATTCTGGGTTTTCCATAGCAACAAATCCATTACCTGCATCATTTACTCTAAACGATCGTCCTGGCAGTAATGGTATCTGCCTGTTGAAATTGTCCATATCTGCATCAACTGCGATCATTAATACGCGACCAATTTTTTCACCTTGCTGTTGCAGCATCATTACGCATTCATCAAACGCAGTTTCAATATCTTCCGCGAAGTACGGCCCGTTGTTTACAAGGTTCATCATCTGCTGCAGCGGCAGCTCGCGCATGATAACCAGTTTCTTGCCTTCCGGCAGCGCTGTTCCGCTGCTAGGATATGTTATCTGCCTTGCATCCATGTCCAGCTGATAATCGCTTGTGGCCAGCGCCGTGCCATCGTCCTGCATCAGATATACCTTAATATATTCCGGATGCTCTGCAGGACACTCAAAGGTAAACGGAAATGTCCTTGTTGAGCCGTTACCAACATAGATGTTTTTAGTAACGTCTTTCTGTACTGTCATGTTCTGCTCCTTTCCATAAAGCAAAAGCCCCGGCATCAGCCAGGGCTTTTTACATACTTATTGACAATAATATTTTACCACGGCTTTCAGGCCGTTTTGTAAAGTACAAAATGACTATTTTTGATTTTTCTTCAGCTTTTTATCAAAGATTAAGGCGCGCAGATAATCCGCAACGCTTTCATCGAAGCCACTTTCCAGATACTGCAGCGTTGTTGTAAAGCTATCTATCAACGTGTTGGGCGCTCCGGTAACCTGACTTGTCAGCTTGCCCATCTCCCGCAGTGTATCGCTGATAGTTTTCTTATCACTGACGGCACTTTGGATAACTCTGTTTGTCTGCTCAATGGTATTTTGGATAGGAATTTTTGGAGCAAATTGATGCTCATCAAATACCTTAGCCATAAAGTAAGGTACAGCATCACGCAGCACCGGTATACCACCGACAATGCCTGTAAGAGATTCCTGCCCCATGCTCTTGATAAGCTTTTCAATCTTCCAGTCATCATCGTCACCGCTTGCGCCAGCACGCAGCAGCGCTGAGATAACCGCCGGCAGCAGTACCCACATCAGCAGCGCATCGCCAGCATGAGCTACAGCTTTCATCAGAGCCATGCTTTTATTCTTTGCGCTTGCCGCTACAGCCTTCTTGTAGCCTACCTTCGCTTCCCATAATTTATAATTGAGGGCATTATAGACTGTAGAATTATAGCTGTAGTACATAGTGAGCTGCTTCATCAGCTCGCTGCCCTTGCGTTGGATAGCAGCTTTATCTACCGTACGGCCACTGCCGAAGCACCAGCGCACCGCAGCATCGCCGGCATTTACGCCTGCTTCCCTCGCCTGCTGCGGCGAACGTCCGGCATCCATCTCTGCATTGTAGGTCTTTTCGTATTCGTGCTGCCAAAGCGGCAATGCCAGCATCAGGTCTGTCCAGGTTATCATCTTAAACGCATTGTTTTTGATAACCTCGCCAGCCTTACCAATGCCCGGAATACCATCCAAAATATTAGGGCCTTTCAGCGCATCATGTATGCTGGCATCCATGGTTTCCGCACGTTCCGCCATAAATACAGAGCGCTGGAAAACGAAGTCCGTATACTGACGCGGGGCACTGTAAAACTTTTTGAGCGAGTGCAGCAGCTCAGCAGCGCCCATATAATGAGCTACGCTCGAAGCGTTAGCGATATTCAGCAGCGCCGTTGTTACCCTGAAGCCCATTGTTCCCATTGTCTGAGCGTTACGCAGCTTGGCCATGCCCTTTTCGTAGGCCGTCCTCGGTATAGGTTCTTCCGCCCAACAATCGCTGGTCCACTTTTTCAGATTTTTGTAAGCGTTCTGGCCAAGGTAATTATAGACAAGGTTTTTAAAATTCTCATTGAGAACGATACGGCGCACGTCGCGTACCGGTTCACGGAATGCCACCAGATGAATAACGTCAGTAATGCTGCCGCTGATAACTTCAAACCTAAGATCTAACCTGCGCTCAACCTTATGCTGAGTACGTTCTTTCAGGAAGCCCTTACCTAAAGACATTGCAATGTTGCTCATTGCCGATTGCTGTGCAGCGTCAGCCTGCTCCTGCGTACGCAAATCCCGCAGGTCGTATTTAATAGGGAAGTAGCCACCATCTAAGGTATAGATTTTCCGATCCTGTCCGACAACAACAAAGCCTTTAGCTTCCTGCTTCTGCAGCACGGCACCGGTCATGCGTGCTTCAATCTCTCTTATCTGGTCCCAATGTATATCGTAGAGCTTCCAGATACTGTTGACGAGGTTCCAGTCGCGCTCATCCAGATACTGCAGCACATTTTTAACCTGCGCTACATTGACGTGATAGCCGTCCAGAACGCGCTGCTGGTTCGTTTCAGTGCCCCAGTTAAGCGCAATCATAATCGCCTGTTCCTTGGTAATAACCGATGAGCCAAATTTATAGCGGCGTTTGTTGCGCATATCTGCCAGTTCCTCGTGAGAATAAGCATCGAACAGTCCTTTTAATTTTTTCTGCATATTCACGGCCATCTTCAGCTCTTTGTCTGCAGCTTCCTTCAGCGGGTCGTAGATATACCGCAGCGCCACATCACCCAGCTTTTTCAGCTCCACCTCCGGCTTAATCAGTAACCTGTCAGCCTGGTCTATAAAGTTTGCAGCGTCATCCTGCCATCTGTTTTTATTGGCACCAGTCGGGTCAGCGTTAGCGCGCTCCACCATACGCTGGCGCACCTGCCCTTCAATCTCAGCAACTGCTTCGTCAAGAGTCAGGGTTCTGCCGTCCTTGGTTTTAATCGTGGCCAGCTTCATATTATCCATGCCGCGCTTATAGATAATATGCATAACCTGTGCCACCAAATCAACCTGCATATTGCTTAAATCCTTATGCCCTGCTTTACGTTTATTGCTGTTCATCGCCGCCTGCAGGAACCATTCAGGGAGATTGGTCTGGCCATCCGGACCGAAGAATGGCGACTCCAGCATAAGGCCGCCTTCTTCCCTTGTAGCATCTGCTTTCATCAGCACTTCCATGATGCCCTCATAATGCGGCGGTACCGGCGCGTCTGCGTCAGAAAAGCCAAACACATACATAAGATGATTATACGCATAACGTTCATCTGCAGATATGTTCTTCGCCTTGCTGATAGTCTGCTGCTTACGCTTCAGGCCATCTTCAATCTTCTTTATCTGCTTGGTATTGCGGACAGCTCTATCAGCAAACATGTCATAGATCAGCTGAGCCTGTTTGTATTTGACGGCCTTATCCCAGTTGCCTTTGATAAGAGACTGCTCAGAATTGTACTGCGCCTGCGCCGACTTTCTGCGCCACATCTGGTAGTTATTGGCATCCTCAATAGGCATAACCTCCAGCTTCATCTCAACGAATTGCACATAGTCCTTGTAATGACGAAGCGCTGCATCACGCAGGCCACGCACATTAGCAAGCAGCTCGCGCTTATCCTGCTTCAGTTCCTTTGTTTCTGCAGTAAGCTCTTCTATCTGCTTGCTCTGTCTGGTCATCTTGTCTACCGTCTTAATGACGCCTTTTTCTGCAGCATCATTCTTGCCTTCGGCCTCTATTTGGGTAGTCAGGTTACGCTGCTTTTTGGCAATGCGCTCAAACGCTTCCAGCTCCATCGCCGTGGCCAGCTTACGGTATTTGCTCTCCTGCACCACTTCTTCCGCACGTTCACGGAAATACTGAGCATCTATGCCGCTGTTATCTATCCCTTCCTTAAATTCTTTCATATGAGCTTCTACTGCAGTATCCAAGCTGCCACCATACTCTTTAAGCTGCTTGACGTAATCCTCCACGTTCATGCCCAGTGTTTCGCAGATAACAGACGTGCTAATATTAGGGTTATTCTTGATATGCTCCTGGATAATAAATACCGGTTCTGCGGCCAGCTTCTCACGGTATTCCGCTTCTTCACGCTCAAACAGTTCCTTTTCCTGCTGCCGGTAATCTTCCTTGATGTCCTTCAGTGCTATCTTGAGCACCTTTTCCTCAGCATCAGCCTTGGCACGCTCTACCATACGGCGATATACGTCCTTCGTGCTTCCCTCCAGATAGTCCATACCACCGCTTTCGGCAAAATCATCCACGCCTTTTTTTCTCATAGCAATGTCGATTTCATCTTCACTGGCAATCATGCGGTCCATAACTGCTTTAACCTCTTTGGACGGAGCCCCGCCAATCTGGCTGAATGCACGGTAAATTTTAGTCAGCCACTGCTTGAAGCGCCGGAAGATACTGCGCGTTGCTTCTGTAGGCGCCTCACCGCTCTTCAGATAGTTTTCAAAGCCGCGGGCAAAGCGTTCCTGCATCCAGAGCCGCTGCATCTGTTCCAGTGTCATTTTCTTGCCATCTATGTCAACGGAGCCTTTGGCAACTGCAGTTTTCATCTGCTCGTTTAGCTTTTTAAACTCGCTCTCCATAGCAGTACCTTTGTACTCTTTGACAAATTGTGTATCATTCCACGCTGCCCACTGGTTAATTGTAGCCACATCATCCAGCAGCTGCTTCGGAGCATTCGGCAATTCTGCCAGCGCCAGCATATCGTGCAGATAGATATGAGCCATCTCATGCATAAATGTCGACTGGTCTGCAGCCTTAAACAGAGAAATAACCTTCTCGCCGGTAGTTTTAAAGGCAGTCTGGCCTTTAAGCTGCCATAAGCCGCGCTGAGCAGATTGGTTGTAACGCTCTATAATATCAATGCTCTTATCATCGAAAACGACAAAGCAGCGGCCATCTTTCATACCTTCGTAAGCTATGCCTTTAATTCCGTGCTCATTAAGCAGCTCAGACGCGCCACGCCAATTATAATCCTCTTCGCCCATAGCCTTCGCCAGAGCATCGTAAATCTTGTTGCCGGAAAACATGCCCCCCAAAGTACCGGAAATATCAGCTTTTGCCTGATTGATAACCTCCTCTTTTGCAGCAGCATCTTCTGCTTTAGCACGCTCTAATTCTTCTTCTAAAGCAGCAGCCTGACTTCTGAGCTTCTGTTGTTCCTGATTACGATATTCGCCATCTGACTTTAGCTTTTCGATTTCTTCTTTGCTATATCCGTATCTTTCCAAGCTTCTTGCAAGCGTTCTATAGCCAAATGTATTAGAATTGCTCTCTAAAATCTTACCAATGCCATCTGCTAATTTATTGAAGCCATCAATCTTAAACTGAACCTTGCCAGCATTATCAAAAGCTCTTAATTTAAAGTTCAGCAGATTTTCCCAGAACTTCATTGACTGCGCATCATCCAAAGATTCTATAGTATTTTTCAAAAGTGCTTGTACATTTTTGTTCTGATTAATGAAAGTCTTTTGTTCGTCTAGCAATACATCGTTTTCTGGAACCTCCACTTTCAGCAGGCGTGAAGTATTTTCGTACTTCACGTCAGCTTTTTCAATAATGTTTATCGCTTCTTCTAGTTTAGCAATATAGCTTTCTGTATTAGCCGTTCTTTTGGTTCCAGCAATTCTTTCCTTTAAGCTTTTTATTGCCCTTTCCTTATTCTTGTTTCCGGTCATTGCGTCAAACGTATCCAGTACAAATTCTAACGGATCATTGTCAATGAGCTTCTGTCCTGCTGCTGTTGCCCAATCTCCCTCCTCATCAATTTTGTACGTAACCCCATCTACAATTACTGCGCCAGCGTCAGCCCCCAGCACTTCCTTGTATGCCTCTGATATTTTTCTATCCTTAGCAAAGTACAGGCCCCAGCCATGTACCTGGTCACCAACGCCATCGCCGATTTTGCCAATATCAAACCTTTCAAAATTGTAAGGCGTGCCATGCCATGCTTTCTGGTCGTATGTGTACTCATTGACATACTGGTCAGCATCTGATAAACTTACAGTATCAAAAGCATTATCTTTGCCAGCGAACGAACCTCCTTCGATTCCGGCCTTTGTTTCGGTTGGAGTGAAAAAGGCACCGCTGCCGGTAGCGGGCGATGGGCGAACGCTCCCATCAAAAGATAATGCTTTTTCTTTTGCTTCTTTTGTTTGCTTCTTTGACTGCGGCATAATGCTAACTATAGTGTAATAGCTATCATTGCCCTCCTCAGTATAATCAAGAGCTAATAATATGCTTGTATGTGGAGTTAAATCTCTTATTAAAGCTATCCTTTCCCGTCCATCTGCAGATATAGATTTGACAGCAAAATCTGCATTTTCCAAAACATCATATACAATATCACTTACATTCTTATATCCTTTCCCTTCTATAAATCCAGTATGTCTATTCTTTATATGAATATAACCTGCTCCAGCATCACCGGCGCCAACCTGATATCCAATCTGCATCCTTACGGGTGCTTTTTTTATTGTTGTACCATCATCGGCAACAAATTCATTGACATTTCCCCAATCGACGTTACCATCTTCATTTAATACATAACGCTTATTTTCCTTACGCATAGCGGCCTGATTAAACTTCTGCTCCGCAGCTTCACTTTCACTTCTGATAAGCCCAATACTACGCGCATAATCAAGCGCAGTGTATTTAGTATGGCCAACCTGTCTATGCAGCTCAGCCATACGGTCTGCCATTCGTGCGGCAAGGATAGCACTCATCTGTGCTGCCTGCCGCACTTCTTTGCTTTCAGCGCCTTCCAGCTTGCCACGCAGCTTACGATATACCTCAAAGCCTTCTTCGCTCAGGCCTTCAGTAATAGAGAGTTCGCCCGGATCTATTTCTTCCAGAGCAGGCGTCAGCGCATCCAATCTGCGGATGGCTTCTTCCGTTGCTTCCATGGATGCCTTGTTATTCTCATACCATTGGTTATCTTCCGGAGTGCGGTTTTCCCAGCCAAAGAGTCCATACTCGTTGTGGCCGGTCCAAATCTCACGCGCCAGCTCACGCAGCTCCATCTTAGAGGGCTTATGCTTATTCTCTTTATAGTAGCGTTGATACCAAGGGTCATTATTGCTTACCTTGATACCACGGCCACGCATCTGATTATCATATTCCGGGATTTCTACTACAGCTACGCCGTTACCCATACCCTTTTCCAGCTCTTCGATAATCTGATTAAGCGGCTCGTCAATCTTGGCCTGCAGCGATTTTCTGATTTCCTTTACGCCTTCCTTAGGATTATCCGGGAAGCGGCGCAATACTGCCTCTGCTATCTCACGGGTTTCCGGAGTATGGAAGTTATTGTCAAGGTAGGTATTCAAAGCATCTTCACGCTGGCGGTTCTCATATGCCAATATGCGGTCCATCTCGCGGCGCATCCTGCCGGCATATTCTCTGTTGCGTGCCAGGCATTCGCTGATATCGCTGAATGTGATGTAGTCTTCCAGATGAGCACCGATTTCAGTCGGCAGCAGCTTAGATACATAATCTGCTGTACTGATTTTCAAGTCTGCCTTAGTATCGATGATGTCTTTAAGATACTGTTCGCCTATGCCTGCTGCCTTTGCTGCAGATTTCAAAAGCTCATAGCCGCCCTGCTGATTAAGAACGTACTCTGTATCTATGTTAATAGTTTCCAGCTCCGTGCCTTTGAGCTGATTATTCAGTACCTCGTTATATACTTCCGGAGCTTTTTTAAACAAAGCATTATTTTTGATATCCTCAGCAAGACTTCTCAGCATAGATATGCCGTTAGCATCACGCAGGTTAGCTTTCTGCTCTTCACTTTTCAGCTGCAGCGCCGCGGATGCACGACGCATAAACGATACAGTGCTTGCTCCATGTGCGCCAGCGCCAAAGCCAATAGACGCAGGCAATGCCTGCCAGCTTGCTTCTAGGCCGCCAACGATAACGTCCTTTGCCGTATATGTCGGGATATCACCGCCGGGATTGTTTGCTGCAGCAATATCAGAAATAATTCTGTTGCTCATCTCCTGCACGCCTTCTTCCGCGCTCTCAGAGATGGCCACTGTTCCGATGTTCTTGGCACTGTCACGCAGATATGCGGCAAGCAGGCTCTGCAGCTCCGTGCTGTCTTTGGCACTGCTGATAATCTCTTTGATGCTCTGCGCACCTGCACCGCCTTTGATGACGTTCAGGATTTTATCTGCGTTGCTGAATTCTATACCTGTTTCCAGCGCTGCCGCTACAGCAGCATAGCTGCGCGCCTGATTATCTGTCAGCAGCTGCCTGCCCTGCTTATCCTTATAACCTTTATAATCAAGGTAGTTGTTGCCGGCAATTTCGTCATACATATCCTGCGCCATACCGATACGGCTGCCGACGCTATAACCGATCTTGGCACCTGCTGCCGCGCCTGCAGCAGTACCGGCACCCAGCGTTGCACCGCCGCCGGCAATACCGCCGAGAAGCGCGCCGAAGCCAGCGCCGTATACGCCCATCTTCTGGCCATTAAGAGCATTACGCAGCATCATCTTGCCACTCTGCACCGTGCCTCCGACAATAGCACTCATCGGGTCCTCAAAAAGCCCCGGCAGCTCCTTGGAATTTTTCTGTGCTTTTTCAATTTCTCCTAAACGTGCAATGTCAGCATCTGTCAGCTCCTTGCCGTTCATAGCGGCGTAACCCATACGGCCGCGCTCGCTCATCAGGTTATCAAGTTCCCAGCCGGTCTTAGCTGCTTCAATAATGCCCTGCGTCTGGCGCACGTTCTTTAAGTTATGCAGAGCAATAGCTGCGTCAGTATCACTCAGCTTGGCCAGCTCGCTCAGCTCAGGGTAGGCCTCAAACACTGCCTGAGGGTCCATAGCCTTCTGCTGATAATTATATACATTGCGTGCATTGGCCAGATTATCAGCGTTAGCCAGGATAGCATTTTCCGGAATGCTTGTGGCCGCGCTGATTTTTTTTGCTTCCAGCAACACATCGTCTTTACTGTAAAAGTACTTTTTATAAGCGTTGGTGTTTTTTACCATGTCCACAAAGCTGTTATCGCTTGTGCTTACTGGCTTAATGCCATTAGCTGCGTTAATATCAGCCAAGTCCTTTGCTTTTTCTTCTGTAATCTTATTGTCTACAATGCCATAGTCAGGCTGAACATCACCATGAAACTTCCACGTGCTTTCACGTACCGTAGCGTATGGTGATTCCATTTGTCCCTTAAGGAAATTCAATCTGGATTCATCCATGCTGTTCGTCCTCCTTATCCGATTCTGTTTTTTAAATCTTCGCCGCTCATACTAAAGATTCTACCGTCCATCATCTCTACTTTGTAAATACCGCCGCCAATCGGGGTTATGCCATTAGATTTTATTCCAGCACGAGCTAAGTCAGCATTGCTTGCCTCTACATTGTACTCGTTTGTACCCCAAAGCAATCCAGGTTGCCTGTATGTAGCAACTGTATGTTTTGTTAAACTATCAATGCATGCTTGGATAACTTCACTGTCTGATGGTTGTACTCCATTTTTTGACATATAGTTTTGTATAAATTCTCTACCAGCATCTTTTGCTCCAATCCACTGCATTTGAGCGTATTCTCCTTTTAGACCAGTACTTGCTTTTACAATGCTTTCTATCTCACCCCAATTATATTTATATGCGCCAGTTCCTTTACGGAAATTATCGTATGTCGTCATCAATGAATCATATTCAGATTTACTTGGTCCATAGTTCAGAACGAAATCAGCAAATTCTTCTTTGTCATTGAAGTAACCGCCTTCAAGAAGCTCTGTAAGCTTTTGCTTTTGTCCCACAGCTAACCCTTTGCCTGTACTAACACCGGAGCTTCCAGAGCTTGCACGTTTTCCGAAAACGTCTACGTTACCTGCCCATGAATAAGCTGTGCTTACAGCCCCACGCGCCATCGAACGCATTTTTAAATCAGTGCCGCCAAAAACATCCGCCTGTCTCAGCGCCTCTTCTATGGGTATGCCGCTTTCAAACATTCTTACAGCTTCCGAAGAGAAATTATCAAATGCCTTATCCTTGGCCATCCTTTTTCTTGTGTTTTGCACTGAGAAATAGGACTGCATTTCTTGCAGGCTTTTATTCATATCGGTCTCATCCATACCGCGGCCGCCGATATGGCTGTAGCCTACCGTATGATATCCGGCAGCATCCAGCGCCAGCTCACTCACTCCATGCTCACCGCTCTGGATAACCTTGCCGGTCTTGGCATTGTATATGCCGACATGGGTAATGCCCTTATAGGCCTTGGTGTCAGAATGTACATCATCCGGGTTGTCGCTCGTAGCGTACTTGCTGCCATCTCCCTGCCAATAGACAATATCTCCGTCCCTTAATTGTTTACGGTCATTAAACGTCAGCCCCTTGCGTTCTGCGTTAAGGTAGGTACCGTCAGCCAAACTGCTGGTAATGTCATAATCACCGCCAGCCGTCTGAATATACTTTTTTACAAAGTTAGCGCACTGATTACTGCCCCAGGCCTTGCCTTCTTCTCCCTGTGCAAATGCCAAACCTTTGGCAATATCTGCCGTACCACTATTTAATTGCTTATATTCAGCCGCAGCTTTCTCAAAGTCCCCATCGTATTTGTCATAAAGTCCGCTGAATGACTTTATTTGTTCATTGCTTTTCTCCCTCGCGCTGATAATCTTATCGTATTGGATACGTTTCTGCGGGTCCATAAGATAACCGTAGGCCTGCAGTATCTCACCACCACGCGTCCATCCTTCGCTGCTGTCTGAGTTGATAGCAGCCTGCGCTGCCGTCTCTGCTACCGCAGCCTTCCATTTGTTGCTTGCTTCAGCAATCTTTTCCTGGCCATAGTTGGCATACCTTGCTGCAGTCATAAAATCGCCGCGGCGCATAACAGCGTCCAGATCATCATTGTTATGCCAGTTTACTGCTACGTCCTTCAAAGCTAATTTGTATTGATTGTTAAGCTGCGTATCCTGGTACTTCTCCATCTCACCCATGGTATAACGTTCCATCTGGGCACGCTGGCCGGTCCAGTCACGCTCAATAGTATTGTAAAAGGCTTTGCTTCCCAGAACGCCGCGCAACGTAGACGGTCCTTTTTGCATAATGCCATTGATAATCTTCTTGCGCCCTTTTTCGTACTTGGTAAGGTTATCCCTGGCATTTTCTTCCTTGTTCTGCAGCAGCTCATTCTGCAGCCTGCTCATCTGCATATTGTAATCATTGTTAGCCTTCATCACGTCCGCAATGGCTATCTGCTCATAGAGCTTCTGCCCTCCCTCTACCATCGTATTGGTAAGATTTGCATTTGCCCTTGCCAGCGCCATCTGCCCGCCCATATCAGGATGCACACCGCTCGTCTGGCTTGCAGGCGTACCGAGCTTTGCCTGGTTCTCGTAAACATCAATTACTGCCATATTCTGCTCCTTTCCTATATACGCAAAAAGCACCCAAGGCTTAGCCTCAGATGCTTTCTACGTTGCTAATTTTTTAGAGTATGATGAAAATGGGAGAATGGCTTCCCTTCCGCACTATCATTTTAACACACATACTTTGCCGATTTGTAAAGTACAAAATGACATTTTTACCATTTTGCTTTCGCCCAGCCATCATTACTGTAGCTTGAGATGCCACTACCGGTATGAGCAGGCAGTCCTTTCATTTCTGTGTAGCCCGGTACACTGTAGTTTTGCAGGCCTACGCTTTTAGCAGCTGAGCTTTTCAATGCTCCCATACTTTTGGCCGTATAAAGATTAGACGCTACGCTCAGCCCTGCCTGCAGCATGCTGTTCATCATAGCGCGCTTGCCTGCCTTACGGTAGGCTCTGGCGCTCGACGCATAGGCATCGCCCTGATTCAAATTGTCCGTACTCTGTTGGAAGATGTTATCTACCTGCTGACGCGCATTGTATCTCTCAAAGGCAAGCTCCTGCTCCTGGTTAAACTGGCTGTCTGCCATCGTCGCCAGTGCACTGCCACTTGCCGTGATTCCGGCCGCGCCGATGTTGGCTCTCTGGTGCCCCTGCAGCTGCAGCAGTCTGCGGCGTTTGTTTTCCTCGTTGATTTCATTGTTCTGCGCCTGCTTCTCGGCCTGCTCCTGCAGCTTCTGCGCATTGTTATAGGCGATATCAGCATTTGCCTGCGCCTGCGCCGCCTGTGCGTTGGCCTGCTGACGTGCTGCACGTCCCTGCAGATAACCGCCCAAGAGAGTTGCACCAATCATTACTCCTACGCCCATGCTATCCCTCCTTTAAAATTCTTTCGTCAAAATAAAATTCCCTGTGCGGCAGATTGTATATCCCGCATTGTACCGGTTCCGATATCTCAGCGCCAAGCCATCTGAGCCAGCGCAGGATTTCTGCGTTCCCAGCATCAACCTTATTGGACATAGGCCCATAGGCCGCTACAATCACCCTCAGGAAGCGTTTGGTATATCGCCCTACTACTAGCCTATGTTTTAGTGTTTCGTCGGTCATGAGCAGCCAGATGCATTTTACGGAGCATATTGCAGCAGGGCTTCTTACTCCATAGATAGCTGCAGGCACGCCGTCAATATAAAAGCAGCCAATCAGTTCGCTGTATCTGACGCTTCTTTTTAAAACATCCAGCTCATGTCCGGCACCATACAGCGCCGCCAGCTCCTGCCTGTTGTCCTGCCGCAGATGTGCGGCCACGTATTCAATATCTCTATCAGACGGACGAGAAAAAGTACATTCCGCCATATTATCCTCCCGGCACAAACTCCAGCACAATGGCCAATACCGTCATCGGCAGCGGCGCATCCTGCTTAATGATAAGCTGCTGCGTTTCGTCCCAGCCTGCAGCAGGCAGGACGATTTTTTTCTTACCGGTGAAAAGTTTTGTAGGCTGGCCATATGTTTCAGTATCGCGCCATTTGATTTCGTCGAGTTTTTCCTCACTCAGGCCATACAGTCCGCCACGCGTGTTTTTAAAGAGGACGGAAAGATTACCTATGCGCTTCTTGCGGCTAATGGAGCTACCGTCCTGCATTTGGAATTCTATCGGCAGTGTCTTTATGACTGCATCAATAGGCAGTCCTACATGCACAACACTGTAGCCATGCTTTTCGCTCAGCGTAACTTTACCGCCTTCCACCTTCTGCTGCGGCAGCGCGTTTCCGTCAGCCAGTATGGCCACGGTTTCACCCTCCAGCCACGTCAGGCCAGTTACCTCTTTTATATCGCTGCCACGTACGGTTATGCCATCGTCAACATAAATCTGTTCTTCCGGCACATCGTTATCGTTCCTCTTTTCCAGCATAACGTTCTCGTATTGGCCGTTACGTTCTATGACAGCATAAAGCTCGTCACATTTTCCGCCAGGGATGCAGCAGACATTGACAAAGCGCGCATTCTGAATGCTGTGCTTATGCCATGCGTAGATATCCTGCTCCTTGATATAGGTCAGTCCCAAGAGCAGGCCATCGTCACGGACAAACCATATGATGCTGTCCGGAGTCTGCTGGTAGGTCATAGCTACTACCTTATGGCCATCAAATAGATGAGAGCACAATAGGTTGAGGTCATCGCCGGTGTATTTATCAGCCTCATAACTGTATGCCAAGTCACGGATGATGTTGCCCTGCTGCTGTGCAAAAACAATTCTGCTGCCTACCGTTACCGGTAATACGTCAGATATGCCGCGGTATTCCTGTGCCTGGCTTAAAGTATTGCTAGGCGTGAGCGCTTTGCCCTGGCCACCGCTTACCTTATATTCACCGCCGCTTGTCAGCAGAATCAATTCTCCAAAGGCTACCATTGCTTTGATGCCGTTCATCTGCCCACCGTTAAGAGTTGCCGTTACCGCATCATCATCTACCACCGGTGTTGATGTACCGAAATTATAATAATCTCCTACCTTACTGCTCCAGAACGTCTGCGGATATCTTGTACTGCCGGCAAATACCAAGCGGTCCTCAAAGAAGCCTGCTGCAGTCGGATAACCTTTGCTCCTGCTCCACGGAGAAAAAGCCCAGATCTGCGTAGCGTCTGTACTGCCAATCGTGCGCAGCACCTTGCCTTTAACCTTTTTACCGCTGATGTACTCAGTGATTTTCACAATACCGCTATAATCATTGCCGAAGCTCTGCACAGTGACGTACCCTGTCTGCTTCTCATTCTCACCGCTCCAAATGGTAGTATCAAATTCTGTTGATGTTACCCTGTACCTGACGATGTATTCCGCTTCGTTCTTTTCGGTAAAGTTGTAGTTCTGGCTGTGATTGCCGTCCTGAGTTCTTACAAGCTCCCACATAGAGCTGTTCTCGTTATATTTTTCCAGTGAGAAGTTTCCCTTCCAGAAGCCGAAGCTCTCTACATAGACGCTAGAGCCCGGCAGGCAGCTTACCAGCAGCGCATCCGTTGCATCGGGCACACCTTTTTTGTATTCGCTTTTTTTATAATGAGTCAGCTCAATAAGGCTGCCAATGTTGTCTTTCTCAAAGATATCCTTATCTGCTGTTAACGTGACTTCGCCTTCGGTTGCACTGGCAGTTATCTTCGCCGCCTTGCTGCCATAATGAAAGCGGATATTGCAATACCCATCACCGCCGCTTTTGCCGTTGATGTTGGCAGCATCTGTTCCCTTTATGCCACCGGCAGCACCACCGCTGTAGCTCGCTCCTTTGCTGCCTGGTGTAATTCTTGAACGGTAAGAAACGCTACCACCTGTTCCTCCTTCTCCGCCTTTAACAGTTCTGCCAAACGCAATAGTATTGCCACCGGCCCCGCCATTCTCTCCTTTGACGCTCTGGAATATTCCAAGCGACTCCTTCTGTTTACCGTTTCCGCCTGTGCCGCCAGCTCCAACCTCAAGCTTGTGCTTTTGCCCAGGCTGAACATTAGTCGAAAAGCGAATGTATTCACCTGTGCCGCCATCACCACCAGGAGCAGTGTATGTTCCTGCGATAGCAGCACCACCACCACCGCCGCCAGCACCAGCCAATTCCACCGAAATATTAGTTACGGTATCAGGAAGCGTCAGCTCGTAGGTTCCAGGACCATAACGGTATAATTGCGTTACCTGCTCATCCTCCGTTGCAGTGCTGCCATTACTGTCCTCAAACGGACCGCCTGTTATAGGCATCTGTTCCCAGCGCCAGTCATATGTACTGTAGCGCGTAAGCGTCATAGGATAATGGTCAGGATGCACGATAAAAAGCACGTCAGCACTCTGCGTATATTTTATTTTGCAGATGCCTTGCAGGTCAGCTGGATTAAGATTGTTGCTTATTGTATAAGGCTCTCCGTTATCCTCTACAATATATTGGCCATTATACAGAAAACGGCAATGCCCTGCAGTGACTTCTATGATATAGGTTTCATCGGCGTTGTAAAGAAAGGGGATATAGAAGGCACGCTTACCTCCATAGGTTACGCCAATGTGCCGGAAGCCGTTGCGGTTACGCACGCCACCATAACGCTGCACCGTAAAGTTTTTCAACGTGGCAGCGCCGCTATCATATTTGTTGATATCGACGCGGCCGTACATGCTGTCCGACAATTCACCGCCGGCAAAGCTGGGCTTCAGTTGATACAGTCCCATTGTCAGCCCTCCCATCTGGCGTTGGCCAGTCTATCCTGTACAGCTTCTTCCTGATTGTCTTCTGCAGCATCCTCGCCTGCTGCTTCCGTAAAGTAAGCATTGTATGCCTGGATAGCATTTGTCGCAAGGTTCATATTACCGGTCAAAGCGAATGCCATCTCCGCCGCCAGCTTCCAGCTGAAGGCTTCAATGAATTGGCTGTCGAATGTTTCGCTGTCCTTTACGTCTGCAGTATATTCCACGTAGGCGTTAGAGATATTACTGTATATCTTGCGTCCGCCGTTACCGTTCATAATGCGGAAGTAGTTATCCTTAGGCAGGCCAACAAAGCTATCATTGTACATAAGGCGTATGGCCAGAGCATCAGAAGGATATTGATAGACGTATTTATAATCAGGTGCCGTTTCATTAAGCAGTGCCAGCTGCACACGTTTTGTTGCGAACGTCCAAGGAAAGCGGCGCAATACGTTCTGACGGGTAAAATTGAAATAACGTGTACAGATTCTCGCAGGCTGGCTTGCCTCATCCATGCGGTTGATTTCGTCTACGCCGATACGGCCAAGCGCAAGGTTGCAGATTTCAATGTTATTCATGGTTTCCTCCTAAAACAAAAGGCCGGAATAAGCTCCGGCCCGATGTTATTCTCCGCGCAGAGCGGAAATCAATTCTTGTTTTTTTGCATTCTTCGGCGGTTCCAGGCCGCTTGCACGTGCCAACTTCTGCAGTTGGCCAACATTCATATCTTCCAAAGAAGAAGGCATGATATCCGGGTTTTCCATGCTGCCAGACGTTTCTTCCGAAGGTTCTTCGTTCATAGTTTCTTCATCCGAAAGCACTTCGTCGGAAGGCGTTTCGTTCGTAAGTTCTTCATCCGAAAGCTCGTCAGCATTTTTGTTCAGGGCCAATCTTTCAGCTGGATTATAAAGCGGTTTGAAATGCTCCGGCACATTCTCACCCAGCTCCACCACTTCGCCCTTTTCCCAAAGTCTGCGCTGCCAATAGCAGGTGCGGATTACTTTGTATCTCATACCGGCACCTGAATATCCGGGGACAGATATGCCCAAATCTTGCCGCCTGCCGGAGCGGTAGTATCACCGGTGATTTTTACGCGGACGTAGCGGCCCTGCGGTTGGATGGACGCGAAGAATTGCGCCAGCTGGCAGGCATGCTTCTGCTGCTCGGCAGTTTTGCCGATAGTCACCACCATCTCAGTGATAGGAGCAGAGAAGTTTGCGTCAGCGCTGGTCTGCAGCTCTACGCTTTTGACGCGGCCGGCAGTTACGCCCTTAGTCAGTTTAACATCAACATAGAGCGGTCTCAAAGATTTGTTGCGGCCGATATCAATTGCCTTACTGGTGACAGTCGCTGCAGTATCGACATTTTCGCAAAGAATAAGCTTTGCATCAATCATTACAGCCATGTTCTTACCTCCTTATTCTACCGGCACTTTAGATTCAGTGCTCAGGATAGCATCATTACGCAGGATGGGAGAGCCCCAGAAATGCTGAATACGCTTGCCGCCGAAGTCTTCCAGAGAAAGGTTAACATTGTTTTTCTTCTGTGCAATGATATTGATCATGGTCTGCACCTTACGGTTACAGAGGATAACAGTACGGCCATGGTCAGGATTTTCAATGCAGTCATATACTTCAATCAGTTTGTCGATGAAGTCAGTGCTGCTGGTATTGGTAGTATCAATGTTGGCCAGACGTGCTACATAGCGCGGGTCACGTACGCAGAGGCCTACGTCCCAGTTGTACTGAGATTCATAGCCCCAGTATTCAAGGTTATTCTCATCTCTCACTTTAACACGTCCGTTGTCACGATAGCTGTAACCACCAGGAACGCCTTCCGGAGTGATGCCGTAAACAGTATCAGGTGCAAAGGTCACTACCCAAAGGGAGGTCAGATTGTTACCGGTACCGCCCGCGTCAACAATCTGATTGGCGTAGATTTCATCCTGCCCGGCCTTATCATAGTAGAAAGCGCCAAGGCCGGTAAAGCCAGCAGGGTTGATTTGTTCATCACCATAGAAGAAGGTAGTAGACATCTTCTGGCTCATAGCTTCCTGATGTGCATAGTTTTCATTGAGTCGATAGGTATTGCTGTTCTTGTTGAGCTTCATCAGTCGCTCATCAATCTGTGCAATGGCCTCAACACCGCCGGTAGTAAAGCTTGCCTGGCCAGTGCTGGATTTAGTAGGCGCTACGCCACGGTTAATAATACGCCATGCTACATCCGGCAGGCTGGTTCTGATAAGCGCTTTTTCAACGCTGCCGCTGTTGCAGGTTCTCATCGGGAATACTTCCCAGAGACGGTTGGTTTTGGCCTGCAGCTCTACTACCTGCGCCGCTGCTTCATTACCTGCAGAGCGATATTGCTGCGCAATATCATACATAGTTGCCAGGCCGGTGTTGTTATAAAGTCCGGTTTGTGCCATTTAATTCACTCCTTTAGTATTTGCTGTTAGGGAAGAGGATATCTTCTGCCCGCGGGGTTCCCTTGCCACCGCCGACATGAGTATCTGCCGGTTTATCTTCGCTGATAAGCTGGCCGATAGTTACAAAGAGCTTGCAGACAGCAGGATGATTGATAGCACCGGTATCAATCAGCACCTGCATCGCCTCACTGCCGCCGAAGGTATCTACTGCGGCTTTCGCAAAGCCCAGGTTTTCTTTTGTAATCAGGCCTTGCTTTTGGCATTCAGCAATGTTTTTTTCGATGGCTTCCTCCGCCTCGTGCATATAGCCGTTGATAATCTCGCTGTGCATTTTCAGCAGGCTGTCAGCCTGCGCCTGTGAAAGCTTTGCATCCTTAGCTATGGCGGTAAATGCTGTTTTCTGTTCATCGGTGATTGTAAGGCCTTCGCCCAGGTTAAACTCATAGTTTTCCGGCACTGTGCCAGCGCCGCCGCCATCACCAGCAGGATTGCCGCTGCCGTCACCAGTAGGATTGCTACCGCCATCAGGATTATCAAAGATACTTTTACTGCCACCTGCAGCACCACTGTCACCACCGGTGCCTCCATCGCCACCAGCTCCGCCTTCACCGCCGCCAGCATCGCCGCCGTCAGGAGCCAGAAAGTACAACCATTTCTTTCGCATTAAACACAACCTCCTTCAAATTGGTCATAGAATTCATCTTTGTGTTTTTCTTTAGGACGGTCCCGCGCTTCCTGCCGCATCAGCAGCTCCAGCTGCAGGCCTTCCTCAGTATCATCTCTCAGCATACGGAGCAGTTCTTCACCGACGCTGCGCCGGCCTATCTCATACCCCATAACACTTCCTTTACCGACAACATAGTTAGGAACATGCACTTCCATGGTGTCAAGCAGCTCATAAATAAATTCCCTGCCCGTCTGCGTCTGCATGACGTTTACGAGCAGTTCAGCAAATCTTTGCTTTTCCATCAGCTCATCCCCATTCTGCTCAGCATATCATCCAGAGCATTATCCGTATTGGCCGGCACCTCACTCAAAAGCCTTGCAGCTTCCGCACCGGTCTTGGCCGCCTCAGCGCCCTGTGCCATCTGCGCCTGCTGCATCTGTGCTTCCTGTGCCTGCTGGCGTTGCTCTCTGAGCTGCTGCACCTCATCTTCGCTGCGCATGATTTTCTCAGGCGTACCGCTGATAACGCCAACCTCACGGATTACGTTGTCGATGTTAATAATGTCGGCAGCTTCAGGATAGATACCTGCTACGTTACCCACCATACCAAGTACATTCTGTACACTCGGCAGGCTTACCATCTTCTGCGCCTGCGCCAAGAGGCTCACAAAATTAACCTTCAGCTCATCTGCAGTAATCTCTTCCGGCATAGGCGGGAAAAGCTCGTTGCGCATACAGAGTCCAAACGTACGCAAGGTCAGCGGGTCCAGCACCTCATTATGGAACTGCTCCAGCACCGGCCCCAGCATAAGGATTTTCTCCTCGTGACGTTCCGCGACTTCCTTAGCAGTCATCTGCGGATTGTTCTGCGCCTGCGTCAGCATTACCATAAGGTCATTATAGAACGTAGCGCTTATCTGCTGCCGTTTATCATTGCTCAAGGCTATCATGCCTTCGTAGCGCTTTGCTCCCGGCGGTATCATCGGATAAGCGTTCATCTGCGTACCATCGGGAATAAAGTTGTTTGCACCAGGCTGGCGGTTGACTTTCTTCAGGCTTGCCGGAAACATCATAGCCGGGTCAGCCTCGTTATCCATGCAGCGGAGCTTTGCTTTCTCGATACGCTGCAGCTGCATACAGTTACCCAATGCGTTATGCCCAGGACCATAACCATATTCGCAGTTGGCCACCTTGGTCCAACGCGGCATAATAAACGGCTGCTCCTTGTAACCGCTGATGCGCAGGAACTGCTGCTGATTGCCACGCTCCCAGTAAAAGCTCTGCCAGGGGAAGTTACCGGGCTTTAATTGGTCAGGCTTATACTCATTGTTTTTGACGATGAGCATTTCAACCTCAAAGCGTTGTGTATGGTCATTGTTGTTGTACGCAGTCTTTACGGCCAGGCTCACGTTATCAATACCAAATTCCGCTACCATCTGCGGAGCGGTCAATTCAAAACGCCTGCCAAAGGAATAAAGCCTGCCTCTTGCGTCCACACCGCCGGTGTATTCGCCGCAGGTGTAGCTGCGATGCCAGAGCGCGGTATCATAGTCCTGCATCATCAGCGCCGCCGCCGTGCCAAACTGACACAGCTCAGCCTCGATATCGTACAGCATAGCGTAGGTGTTGCCACGTGCATATACGGCCATCATGACGTCACGCACATCATCTAGCCATTGGCGTACCGGATGATATTCAGCCTTTTCCTGGTCAGCCAAAGACAGCTCAAACCACGGACGGCTCGGGGACGTCAGTCCGCTCTGCAGGCCAGCAGCACACTTGCCTGCCGCATCCATCGGATAAGGGTCGATGAGATAGCGGTCACGCCGCTCTCCGTCAATGCTGCCGCCACGCTCATGGAAGCGTCCTCGATATGGAACGATATACCGGGACAGAAGTTGCCACGTCGGTTCAAACGAGGCGCGCCGCTGGTACATCTGCTCCAGAACGAAGCGCTTATCCTTCAGCAGCTTTGAGTCACGATAGATTTCTTCAAACATTGCTATTCACCCAACAATGCTTTCTTGATTGTATCTACCATGCTGCCGCCGGTCTTGTTGGTAAAGTTACGGCCTCTTGCCTTGCTCAGCTTTTCACGCAGCGATTCACGCTGTCCTTCAGTCGCGCTGTCAATAGTTGCAGCGCTCTGGCTTCCGGGTGCGTTCTGCTTAATCTGCGTTCCGCCTCCACCACCACCGCCGCCATGCAGCTGCATAATGATTTCTTCCATGGTCTCACCTCCTACCACATTCCATGAAACGGATCATATTCTTCCTGCGCGCCATTATCGACGCTCCAGGCGTATTCATGTTCCTGTTTTCTGCTTAGTACCGGAAAAGCAAAGGTCAGCGCCAATGCATCCGCCCTGTTCGGAGACGGAAGCCCGCGCTTTTTCATACTCTCCTTGCTCTCCAGCTGCACTCTGCCATCGTCACGCGGAACAAGCTCCGGTCCTACGAGGTCATCAGCCAGCACATTGTCATCAGGTGGTATTGCTCCACCTGTCATAGCCCAGTGCCGCATATCCTGCCACATGGCAGCGCGCTTATTTACACAGTTAGGCGGTATGCCTTTAGTGCTGCCAAACGACACCAGCGTCCAATTTCTGCCCCATGCATCGCCTATGCTCTTGATGCCGGTACCATAGCCAAGGTCAATAAAGACTGCATCAGCGTGGTATTCATCTTCCAGCGCCGCAATCTTGCCGGCAAGCTGCAGGTCGTTATCGTTCTTCGGATATTCAAAAAGCAGCTTGCAGAAATTTCCTTGCCGCAGATAAGCGCAGATTTTATCCGCGCCGGTCCACGCAGGATCTACGCCAATAATAACCGGAGCAAAATTATACTGATATGTCTTGATCACTCTTTTCCGTGCTTCATCCACGATATCCTGCGAGATATACTGCTTATCGCTGGCCGATGGGAACTCGCCACGCACACGGACCTTGAAGAAGTCGCTGTCCTCGCCATAAATTTCGCGCCACGCTTCAATCTGCTTTTTATCAGAAAAGCTTACGCTGCGGCTATCTACCCTGCGAGTATGCCAATAATTTCTGTGCTTGTGAAAGCAATCATAAAAGCGGCCGCTGGAACGTGTCGGGTTACCAAAGCAACACCAGATGATTTCCGTATCCGCGTCAGTCAGGGCACCTTCCGTAACTTCCCAGATGGTGTCATGTATCGCTGATGCTTCGTCAAAGATAATCAAAATTCTGTTGCCCTGATTATGCAAGCCAGCAAACGCTTCAGAATTTGTTTCACTCCACGGAATTGCATCTATACGCCAAGTCTTTTCGTTACCGTCAACGTTGCAGAAAATGCTTGTCGCAGTATAATCAAACAATGGTTTAGCTATCCACATGTTGTACCATTTGTTAAGCTCTGCCCATGTTTTAGTGCGAAGCTGCGCCTCAGTGTTAGCGGTAACAACGCCGCGCGTATCAGAGCAAGTACCCAGCGCCCAAAGAATGAGCCAGCTCACCAGCGCCGATTTGCCAATGCCGTGGCCACTGGCTACTGCTTCACGTATGGCAACATCAGCAGTTTTTACTTCGTCCTTTATTTCACGCAGTATGTCAAGCTGCCACTTCTCAGGACCTGTTTTATTCTCCAGCGGAGTATCAGGTTCACCCCAAGGGAAAGAAAGCTTTACGAAAAGCTCCGGATCATGCTGGCACTCAGCAAGATAGCCTACTAAAGCATCGTAGTCTTCCTGGCTAATTTGAGGTTTCATGGTCCATTACTCCTTCTTTCGCCTTTTCAGCAACACATTAACGTTGCCGCTAATCTTAACTTCAGTCTTGATGACATACACGCCATCCATTTTGTTCAGAACGTCAATCGCCCTGATTCTGGCCTGCACATCAGCAGCGTCATCTTCGGCAATTTTACTGAGCACCAGAGCGCGTTTATCCAGCCCGATAATCTGCTTTCTGATAGCGTCATCTGCCAGCTCTTTTATGCGCTTCAGAATGTTAACATTTCTTAACAGCCTGGTAGCCTGCTGTGCGGCGGTCCTCTCACTGTACCCGGCAGCTATGGCTGCAGCAGTGCCGTTACCCTCATGCTTACGGTATTCCAGGCAAAATTTCTCCTGCGCCGGACTGAGCTTTTCCGACGTGGTTTTTTTACCAGCTTTTGGGGTAGTTTTTTTACCGGAATTTTTAACAGCTTTTTTGACTGCTTTTTTTACCTCTGCCATAGTGCCTTCACCTCCTTTGCTTTTTGGCATAAAAATAACCCCGGCGGAACGCTCCGTCAGGGCCTTTATTTTTACTTGCTATTTTGCACAATACTATTTTACCACGTCAAAAGCGCCGATTTGTAAAGTACAAAACGGCAATGCTTAAAAATTTTTTATTCCATGCTGCGCTGCAATAATAGCAGCGTCACTCAAAAACTCATTGCGCCAGGCGTAGAACGTCTGACGGCTCACTCCCTGCAGCCCGCTGATAACCTCCGGCTGGACGTGCCTGTTCTCGTAGTTGTCATAGTATTTGTGCATGACGTGGCCAATAGGCGAGTCTTTGTATAAGGCATACGTCTCCCTTATCACCGCCAGCCACTCCTCCGGCTGCTCAATGACAAGCTCATAGCTCCGACGTCCGATGTATACGCTAACCTTTTTCAGCGGCAGCATTCCCTTGAGTGCATCCTGCTGGGTAGGATTAGGCTTCAGCTTGTCCTTCAGCCCATGCGGATGCCTGCAGGCACGCGCTTCATCCACGGCCATCTGAATTTTTTTGTGATACTTAAAGCGTGTCTCTGCGACGCGCTGCCAGTGCTTTACCAGCAATCTGATTCCCCCTTCCCGTGCTTATAGCAGCAGCGGATATACTTCTTCTTGCGCCTGTCCGTTTTTTTGCTTGTATATAACTACCGAGGCAGATTCCGCCGCTGATATAAACGCCTACCTGCGTAGTCTTTTTGTTTTCAATGGTTTCCCGCCACCTAGTGCCAGGCAACGGTAATACTGATACGGATATCCGGTAATCTCGCTGACGTCCTGGACGACAGTATCCTGCAGCACATAAAAGCCTTTAGGTGCAGACGGCGTCTCACGCCAGCTGTCAGCCTTGACTTTCTCAATCTTACACTCCGGCTGCTCAAGGTTACGGCTCGTAACATAACGTCTGCCAAACACTCTGCGTTCTGGATCGTTGTAGGTCTTGTTGGTCTGCTTGATAAGATAGCTGGCCAGCCTGTCATAATCTCCGCTGCCGTCCAGCTCCGTTGCATGGATACGTCCATGCGGCCACATATCGCCAAGCTCCTGCAGCTTCAGCCCGCTATGGATAACAACATGAAAATGCATAGAGCGCTTACCGTATTCAGCTACAGCCACATATTTGAAATTTGAGCCGCGACGCTTGCATTTCTGTTTCACGTTGCGGCAGAATTTCTGGATATCTTTTTTTGCTTCCTGCGGACTGGTTGCTCTTTTCTCCGGAGCATAGGTCAATACACAATGCAGGTCCCCTTTTCCAAAATTAGTATTAAGCAGACGACGAAGATTCTTGTAGCTGTTGCGCTCGTTCACCTTGGCCATAGCTTCCGGAGTAGGATTGCTTTGTGGAGCACGTACTGTCATCTTTCCCTTGTAGCGGAAGGTCTGGTATTTTTCTACTTCGATGCATTTGCCACATCTCCATGTCCGTTTTACATACATTCTTCCGCTCCATTCTGCCTAAGTTATTTTGGCTGTTATTTTTTCCGGCACTGATATGCCACTCAACTAATATGCTTTATCAAGCTTTGGGCAGGTATTTCACCTGCCCATTTTCTACTATTATATATAGTTATTTTTTTGTCTTGCAGAAGCGCGGCAGCTTCCGTGCTTCCAAAAAGCACTTATCTTTAAGGGTTCTTTTTTTGTTCAGGTAGCTTCTGAGCTTCTTCTTTCTGTTGCAGGCCAGATGCTGAGCATACCTGATTTTTCTGGTAGTCAGCAGGCGATATACGATATAGTCTATTTCCAGGCAGCATAGCTTCTGATTTGTGTTCACGTCACCGGCTCCTTCCAATTTATATGTAGTCCATATTGTTCGATGTACTCAAGATACTGCTCTGTGCTTTTATCTTCGCCCAGCATCTCAAGACCGCGGCTGTAAAGCTCCGTGAATTTCTCTAGCCTTGTATTGCGTACATGGATTTCGCCATAGTTCTCCATGAGTATCTTGCAGCAGACTGCCAATATCTGGTGAGTGAAGTATTTGGCATAATACGGTATCATCTTATCACGCTCTGCCTGCATACCCGCTTCATAGCCCGCCTGGTAGATAGCATTATAGCCGGCCTTACTGATGCCAAAGGGTTCATTATCTCCGGCCTTTACCTGCAGACGCTCTTCGCCGCCCAGCAGATGCAGCTTCTTCTGCTTCCTGCGTTCCATTTTGCGTTGCTGGCTCATTTTACTTTACCCTTGACGCAGGAGAATTTATGGCCATCGTATAAATAGCGACCTTCCATACCATCTATAACTACCCAATCAGGTTTGATTTTGTTCTGTCTCAGCCAGTCGCACAGCGTTTTATTAAGCTTGTCTTCAAGATTTTCTCTTTCAACAGCCATGTCTTCACCTGTCAACGTATCAATATATCTTTCGGAATATTCTCCGCCTTCATCCGCTGCCTGGTCAACAATGTCCTCCATAAGGTATTCAACATCAATACGTGGTTGCCAGCTTGCTTCTTTGCAAATGAGTACATCCACAGTGTCTCCTGTGCTCAAGTCGCAGTACTCCAGCGCTTCATCAAGTGCTTCTTTGGGAGTATCGCACATGCAACCATTATCGGAGTCCCAGAGTACATCAGCAATATAGTAAGCCGGCATATTCAGAAAGTCTGCCGTGTCTATTGCTTTATTGAGTTCTGTTCTTGCCTGCTCCAGATAATAAATCTCGCCGCTGCACTGCCAGTCATTGATGGCCAGCTGCGCACGGTTTACATAGTCATTGATTTTTTCTTTCATCATTTATCTTCACCTCCTACCATCGCCAACGCGAAAAATACCACAATTACTACAATAGCAAGGTTAACTGTAAAATCATTTACCGCTGCTTCCATTTGCTTCTCCTTTAATACACTACTACCGCATACGACTTAGTAAATATCTTGATGCTTCAATCAATTCAGGAAGCTTCACAAATTTATATCCCTTCATTTTCAATCTCCTTTAACCTTTCGCCTATCGCCCTGGCAACATTCACTGTCACGCTGTTGCCAGCTTGCTTATATAGCTGCGTATCGCTAATGCCTGCGGCTTTCGCTTTGTCAAAATATTCATCTGGAAAGCCTTGCAAACGCCAGCACTCACGAGGAGTTAAGCGGCGAATACGGATGCCATCAGCCAACAAATTGTTTTCCTGCCAAGCGCTTATCGATAACGCAGGAGCTACATCGTGCATACCGCCTTTGTTGTATCCGCGCGGACGCTGGTATATTGCCACGCCGTGTCTGTCCTGCGCTGTCAAAGTAAAACTAGGCTCGCCCGGCTCTTTTATTCGTCTGCCGTTCTGCCGTTTCTCTGTTCTGTCTGGCGTTAACACCGCACAACAAGTCTGCTTACGTGTTAAATTGTTTCTGCAATTAGTGTCAATGGTCGGAGCGGTACCAATTTTCTCTTGCAATTTCTGCTTTTTGATGCTCATGCAGATAACACCATTACTGCAATCCGCCGTTTGGTCGCCACAATGTTTCGACGTTAAGGCATTCGCAATTTCTATAGGTTCCATACGTCCCTTTTCTCTGCTTTTCTCTCCACGTTCAGTGTAGCGAAATCTCACAGCATACAAGCCTGTTTTACCGGCCTGTCCACCGCTTTCAGCCCTTAGCGTTCTTGCTAATCCACTTCCGTCATAGATTCTTTGACCATCGGCAACGCCTTGCGTTATCTCGTTGAGTTTGCAAGGATTCTCGCCGTCTGCTGGTCTGAGAGGAAATACTTCTCGTCCACGTATGTCTCCAAGATAGCAGACAATGAACACGCGCTCCCTGTTTTGGGGAACGCCGTAGTCTTTGCTGTTGAGAGTGTCCCATTGGAGAGAATACCCGTGCCCCCCCACTTCACACAGCAGCCGCGCGAAATCAAATCCGTTTCCAATGCTAAGTAAATTTTTAACATTTTCAATGAGAAGCCATTGGGGTCTATCTTCTTTCCTGCGGCCGGCAAGCAGTCGCATAATCTCGTAAAACAGTCCGCTTCGCTCACCTTCTTGCAACCCTTTTTGTTTGCCTGCGATGCTGATGTCCTGGCACGGGAAGCCGAAACACCAGAGGTCTGCGTCGGGTACGTCATAAGACTTAGTTGCTCGAATATCATGTGACTCCCATTCTCCTTCCGTATAGTGCATTGCTTTATAGCTCTGCCTTGCGAATTTATCCCACTCGCAGAAGCCGACGCATTCATGCCCTGCCTGTTCCAAGCCTAAGCGGATGCCGCCAACGCCAGAGAAAAAATCTACAAATTGCATTTTCTTTATTCACTTCCCTGTTCCTCTGGCCAGCACCCAGCCTCATATGCATCTTGCGCCTCATCTATTGTTGGCTGTTCACGCTTGCAGTGATACGCATAGTCAAAGGCTTCCTTCTTTATGAGGAACATAACATCAGCTTCTCGCGGCGTTAACTGTTGCAAAGGAAACGGTTCATCCGTGTATCTCTTGCTATGATCTACGGCATTCTCATAAAACTTTTGCGTCACTACCTGCAGCGGCTGCTTGCAGTTCTTGAAGCCCAGCAGCAGCGCCACCAGCTGCATGCCTCTGCCAAAGTTTTTGCTTGTCAGAAAGTTTACCTTGGTAACCATAATGCCAAGCTCTTCGCCGTCTTCGTTGGCCAGCGGAAACTCCAACAGTCTACGTGCTATTTCAGGCAGCTCCATCCAGGCACGCATGAAATCTTCATGCGGTTTGTCAATGCGGCTGATTATACTCGCTTCCTCATGTGAGTTAAGCGGAGTGACGGTATAGCTTACCTTGATATTGCCGCCTTTGTATTCAACAAATTTGACGTCATAATCCATTTTTTTGCCTCCTTGTTATCATCACTCTTATATGCTAAAATAGGGATGTATGGATGCTGGTAACTTCATACATCCCCATGCCGTCTGCGCTTTTTGCAGGCGGCTTTTTTATTTTGTTTCGACCGGTACATGCAGGCGCACATTGATTTTTTCCCCGAGATATACCCAGCCGTCTTTCTTGTTGTTATCCTTGCAGACATAAAAAGCAATTTCGCGCCAGTCGCGCTTATCGCCGTATTCATCTTTTAATCTGCAGCAGATTCCTTCCAAAGTGTCTCCTTCTTCCAATACATGGTAAGGTACAACAATCTCGGTTATTTCCGGACCTTTAACCATCTGATAAGCTGCACTTACCATTCTTGCAGGCCCGTAATCTAGCAAGCATATTACGGCAAGCAGTAAGCTGCCTAAGGTCAGCAGCCTCAGTTTCCGCAGTTTCCTTCTTCTCATTCTTCACAGCTCCTTTCCCAAAGCGGCGGACTATTCTCAGATAGTCTTCACGCAGCAGGTCGATAAATGTTTCTTCGCCGTCCTCATCAGTCATCAGCTTACCGGCGATAAAGCAGGGGCCGAATATAACGTCTACGATATTTCCATTATTGTTCAGCAGAGGGAACAAAGCGTCATTGTGATATTTGTTCTTGCCGTCTTCGTTGCATATCAGCGTATATTCAGGGCTGCTGCCTTTGGCTTCCAGCGGTACGATCTGTATCTTGCCACCCACCAGCTTCTGCATATTGGCCAAAGTAAGCTCAACGCGCACAGCCTTTACCGGTTTACCTGGACGATACCAGACAACAGTTTTTTCATTGGCCATTTTTATATCTCTCCTTAAAGATGAAGCGCAGTGCATAGGCAGTGCTGGCCTTCATTCTTTCATCAGCTTCACGTGCCAGCTGTGCCCGGCGTTCACGCATCAGGCGCTCGTATTTCATGCTGGCTTCATGCTCTCTGATTTCTGCGTTAGGCTTGTATTTTTTACAGCGCTTCGCATGGTCAATAATCTTATCTTCCAGTTCGGCGCACGTCATGCGCTTTGCTTTGCACATTTGCCTTCCTCCTCTTCCAGCAGACCACGTTCTTTGGCAATCTCCAGCGCCATCTTTCCAAACGGGCCTGCCCACCAGTCCATATCCTTGACTGCCTTCTCGTTTTCCGTGATGCAGTCATAATCTTCAAGTCTGTTCATATTCATGCATCTCCATATAACCCTTGCAGGTATTCTTTGATTTGTTCCTTTACAACTCTGCTGCCAGCGCCGCAGTGACGTTCCTGATGGCAGTCGTAGCACAGGGTTACGCCCTGGGAGATTTCATCACTCTTCAGTGCGCCGCAGGGCTCATGGTGAAATTTTTCTCCCGGGTCCACGTATCTGCCGCAGATGATGCAGCAGTTGCCGTCACGCTCATGGATAGCTGTATTCAGTTTGCGCAGCTTCTCGCCGTACAGTTTTACCTTTTTGGTTTTCATCACCATCATGGCTTTTACTTCCTTTTCCTTGCTCCGTGCTATAATAGGTATTACAGAACGGAGGTGATATTATGGATATTAGAGCTAAACGCTTATGCCCTTATTGCTTGAAAAACACCAACGTTATGCAGCCGCCTTGCCTTGACTGCGTATTCTATGATGTTGACTACAGACAATGCAGGATTATTCGCACTGACGAAAACGTTCTTGCACTGCTTCGGCTTCTGCGCGAAGAACGTAGCCAGAATCGCAACATGTATTAACCCAATATAAAATCTTTTGTATTTCTTCTGCTCTGTAACCGTCCAGCATTTTTACTATCTGCTCGACGGTTTCTTTTTGTTTTGCATCAAGCATCATCTTCTTCCCCTCCTTCCTTCGCCTCCCAGTGCTATAATATGTATTACAGAACGGAGGTGATATTATGAATAAACGCGAATTAGCTAAAGACTTTGTTGTTGCCCTCATCAGCAGTGGCAAAATTGATACTGCACAGAGTTCCGTACAAACATATTTTGATATAATCAGTATGCTGGAACGCAACGAAGATGCTCCGCAGCATATCGACGTATCTGAACCCTACGACCCTTTTAAAGACGCTTAACATCGAACACATCGACCTTGTACACAAGAGTATGGGTGCTGCCATACTCTTGTTCCATTTTCTTAATGAACTTTTTTAACTCGTCCATGCCATCAACGCATACCTTAATTTCAATAACGTTTTTTGCCTTTTCCAATATCTTCTTCCCCTCCTCCCTTCGCCTCGCCATTCAGTGCTATAATGTAGCTACAGAACGGAGGTGATATCCATGTTCAGAAGCAAAATTTTTTCTAAGCCGTGTCCAGTTAGCAAACAGCTTCAGCTGGTTACCGTTTATTTCGAGAATACTGCTACCAACGGTATTCAAGATTTAAACGATTACAGTCCCCATCACTTTATTTGCAACAATCAGGACTGCCCTGCTAAGCTAAACCCCAACGCCTGCCCTATCTTCAAATCTGCGCATGCTTAAAGTTAAGTTCCCTTCAACGTCCTCAACTTCTACTTTGAGGACGTTGAGCTCTTCTTGTAGTCCTATATAGTAATTCTGTGAACCATCTGAACGCAGCTCTCTTTCCGAGTCCTGCGTTTTTATTTTTATTCTGCCCTTCCACGTTCCAAAGGTTTCTACTACAGACTTCTCAGGAATATAGGACATCTTCTTCCCTCCTTGCTTTTGTTACCTCATGTTATAATTAAATTAAAAACGGATGTTTTGTTTTTATGAATGATACTATCTACGGTGCCTTTATTGGTTGTGGCGCAACATTAGCAGGCACAGCACTTACTCTCGCTTACCAAGCTTTCAAGGATTATCAAAAAGATAAGGCAATTTTATCAGTTGCCAAAGCCAAAACACAGCAAACATGCACCAAAAAGTTACTCCGCTGGCTACAAAAAATGCATTCCAAAATTCAGCACTCATCTTCTTCCCCTCCTTCCCGCCCTCCAGTGCTATAATAGATTTACAGAACGGAGGTGATATTATGTGCGATAAACTTATTTTTCAAAACGCCTGTATTTGTAAAGCTGGTCACATATGTAACGACTGTACACAGCTCCTGCCAGAGTTAAACTACAAATTCTGTAACATATGTGGGGAAGAAACTATAACACATTGTTCAGCTTGCAATACTGCAATTCAAGGTGCTCTAGTAATATATGATGATCTCTTTCAGCAATGGAGTGTAGAAAGAAACTTGAATTTTGAACCAGCTTACTGCCCTGAATGTGGCACGCCATTTCCTTGGACACAAGAAAGATTACATGCCGCACAAGGAATTATTGATATGCTTGATGAGCTTTCCGATGAACAAAAAGAAGAGCTCAAAAAGATTATTCCTGACCTTACGGTTGAACGTCCTCGCACTCAGTTATCAACACTTTTATTAGCGAAGGCTTTTGAAAAAATTAGTAGTTTTGGGAAGGAGTTTCTTATTAAGTGGCTTAATGATAATGCCGTAGCCACTGTACTGGAACTTCTCCACAAAAGTAATTGTCTTTAACAACAATACCAGCAATTTATAACCAGGGCACTTTTCTAATCCACAATTAAACTTTCTGTGCAGCACCCAACAGTCACATTCCTTGACAAGTTTGCCTGCACAACCGGAGCAGAAGTTTCCTGCTAAACCCGTGCGTCCGCAATGCGGGCACACGGTTATTTTTTTAGCTTCCATAACTATCACTCTTTCTGCTTACTCTTCTTCAAAAACAACAGCAACGTTAGAATTACATTCAATTACGTAGCTGCAGAAGTGAAGCATCTGCTTTGCTGCTTCTTGGTTCTGACCGTTAAGCACACTAAGAATTTGTTTGGCGGTCTTTTTTTCTTCCGCTGTCAAATTGTGTTTTTCACTCAGCTCATTAAAGCTATGCATCTTCTTCCCCTCCTTACGGTTATGTGCTCATTGTAATTAGTTGGTCTTTAAGCGCTCTCTTTTTCTTGCATTTTTGCAAGTTTGTTTTCAAAAAAAATATGCAGAAATTGTTCATCGTTGAGATAAAGTATATCTCTAATAGCTTGCAATTCGTTTCTTGAGAACTCGCTTTTGCCAGTCATTTTTCTGTATAAAGTAGCATTATTGATGCCTATTCTGGAAGCTAATTCTTCCAAGGTTACACCACGTCTAACACATTCAGCTTTTAATTCTGGAATATTTGTAGCCATTATCTCGCCTCCTTCTTGCGTTTTTGCAAGTTTATAATAACATTATTCAGTCTATATGTCAATACTTTTTTGCAAGGCGGTATTGCATTTTTGCAATATAAATTGTATACTATAACGATGAAAGGAGGCGTTTATATGGAAATAAAAGATATCATAAAGCAAAAACGCATAGAACATGGTTACACCATGAAGGAACTAGCTCAAATGGTAGGGGTAAGCGAAGCTACTGTGTCACGATGGGAATCTGGCAACTTAGCAACCATGAAGCATACTAAAATAATGCTTCTATCAAATGCTCTCGGAATATCTCCGGCTGCACTATTTGACAGCGCACCTGAGCCGCCAGTACAAGCTCTCAAACTTACTGCTCAAGAAAAATCAATGATAAAAAAATACCGCCAGCTTAACGCTGACGGTAAGTTGGTTATTGATAACCAGATTGATTTTATGTTGTATAAGCAAGAGCAGTCCGCTGAAAAAGAAGAGCAGAGTTTAAGATAATAAGACTGACAAAACAACCTGAGTAGCAGCCTACTCACCTAGCCACTTTTTGGCTCTGCGGAACCCTTTGGCTTCTGCTTCTGCAACGGTCATTGCATAGCACTCACCATTGCCGGTGATTTTAACCCTATCATACTGCTGGTCAAACGGAAGATGGTAAATCTTTTCTCCGGTACTTCTATTGATGTTGCATTTAATGATGGGGTAATCACCAAGCTTTTTGTTTTCTACGACAGTTATATTAAGAGCCGAAGCAAACTCCGCAGCTGTTTCAGATAATGTCGTCGAAGTTATAAACAATGGCACTATTTTCTGCATTACTAAAGCAGCAACGAAGTCAGAGTAACTTGCCCTTGGATGCTGCTCGAGAAAGTATTTTAAGGTTGTACCAAATAACTGGTTGATATGGTTTTCGTGTATCGTCTTTTTCTTCGACCAATACTTACATTGAATAACTAAGGTTTTTCCATCCTTATGGCAAAGCAGGTCGCGGCCTCTGTCTTCAAAGCCATCTACTATACCACGATAATCTACGGCATAGCCTCTGATTTCGTATTGATAGCCTACGTATCTTTCAAAGTCACGACCAATTTCAGCATTTGTTTTAGTACGATTTTTATATCGCTCTAATGCTAACTGATATTTTTCCTGACTTGTAAGCTGGGTAAATTCATCTTTGGAAAGCCAGAAGCTGGCAGCATCTTTGTTTTCATCAAAATCCGCTGTTCCGGTTTTATTTAATTCTGGATCTATATAATCATCGTCACATTCTGCCAACCAAGGAGCTGCTTGTTCATAATATTGAATAAGATATTCTGCTTCTTTTAGGTCTCTATTTAGGAATTTCTTTTCGTATCTAATTTCGCTAAGAAGTTCCGCTGCTTTCACTGCAGGTATTTTTTTATGAAGAAGATAAGCTTCCCTTAATTCATCTCTTTGAAACTCAAGATCTGAAATATACTGGGCTAACACAGGAATGTCTTTTATCTTTAAATTAAATAGATTTTCTCTTTTGCTTATTTCTTTTTCACGTTCAGAAAGACTAACCTTTTCTTTATTGTGATTATTTATTATGTCATTTTTCTCCTGAAGCAATCGTTTGTAATCTTTTTTACTTTCTTCCCATTGAGTATACAGATTATCATTTTGTGATATGAGATTGTCAATTATTCCATCTTTTTCTTTTGATTTTTCTCGATACCCGTACGCTGCCATCAAAGATATCAAAAGCACTGTTATTATAACAAAATCCATACTAAACACCTCAATACTATTTTATCAAAGGAGATGACTCTATGCAAAGAGCAGTTATCTACGCGCGCTTTTCCTCGGACATGCAGCGCGAAGAGTCTATTGACGCGCAGGTCCGCGCCTGCAAGGCTTACGCCAAAAACAAAGGCTACATCGTTGTCGATACCTATGCTGATGAAGCAAAGAGTGGACGCGATGTTACCAAGCGTGACGCTTACAATCAGATGCTGGCCGATGCCATGGAAGATAAATTTGATGTTATCATCTTCCATAAGATTGACCGCAACAGCCGCAACGAGCTGAATTATTTTACCTTTAAGGATAAGCTGGAGAAGCTGGGGATCCGGTACGAGTACGCCGCCCAGCCCATCGATGCACTTTCACCGGAAGGCCAGATGATGGAAACAATGATGGTAGGTATGGCAGCCTATTATTCGCGTAACCTGGCCAAGGAAACTAAGAAGGGCCTCAATGAAAACGCTTACAAAGCACTCTTTAACGGAGGTTGTCCACCTCTTGGGTATAAGATTGTGGACAAAAAATATGTCATCGATGAGCAGGAGGCAGCTGCCGTACGCCTGATATTTGAACTGTATCTTAATGGTTATGGCTATGCTGCCATCTGCAGGGAGCTCAGCGCCAAAGGATATACCACCAAAGCCGGCAAAGCATTCGCCAAGAACAGCCTGCATGATATTCTCTGTAATGAGAAGTATATCGGCACCTATACATTTAATAAAATACCTCGTAAAAAAGGCGGCCGCAACAGTCATGCTGCAGAGCGCCCGGAAGATTTTATTTCTATTGAAAATGCTTTCCCTGCCATCATCAGTAAAGATGATTGGGCACTCGTCCGCGCCAAGATGGACCGGAACCGGCATCGTGCAGCCAGCTACACCGCCAAGGAGAAATACCTGCTGTCCGGCAAGGTTTTCTGTGGCCACTGCGGCAGCGCCATGGTCGGCCATCGTATCCGCAAGCGCTACTGTTATTACGGATGCACGCGCAAGGAACAGACTCCTACCTCTAAATGCCCGCAGAAAATGATACGCGCAGAAGTTTTGGAGCACTGGGTACTACAGATACTGGAGCGCGTTGTCTTTACTGTAGGCGGTATGCGCAGAATTGCAGATGCTATCGTAGATGCATATGAGGCAGAGCAGAAGGAACAGGCAGGCAGCCAGGCTACACTGCTGCAGCGCAAAGCTGTTGCCGAAAAAAAATTAAATAACCTCTACAAAATTTTTGAAGAAGGCAACGCAGATGAATTTGATCGCCAGCGCCTGAACCAAATCAAAGCAGAGCTCAGAGAAATTAACAAATCTATTTGTGAAACTTCTGTGAAACCTGCAAAACTTCTCAGCAAACAAAAAATAGCCGCCATTTTGGCAGCTATGAAAGATGAAATTTTTGTGAAAAAAAATAGTTACTATGTTCAACAGGCTGTAGATTTGCTTGTTGACCATGTAACCATCACCGATAAAGTGCTGAAAATCACCTTATCAACGCAAAATGTTTGCGCTTATTTGGTGCCGCGGAGGCGATAGCGTGGGACGTATAGAATGGACAAGTATGCATTTTTCTCATGAGCTCAGGCTTAGGTGTTTGGCAGTTGCGTGAATGCAAGTTGCTGAATATGCTGCCAGCGCTGGTCATGCCGCAGGTTTTCTAGGCGCTGATGGGGCTGGTGAAGTGAGCTTTAGAGAAAAGTCTCCTTTAAAGTAAAATTATTTTTAGGCTCATTGTATAATGAAATTGCACACCTGAAAAATTGAATAAAAAATAGTCCATTGTGATACCTTTGTGTTAAGATTAAGTTTCTACACAAAAACTAACTAAGGAGTAATCACAATGGACTACACCAAAGATATCACA